CTATGCAGAAAAGTGTCCAGGTTCTGTAAATGGAGTTTCTATTGCAACTAAATTGACAAAGATGGCTCAAGTTGCTCGAACATTACCATTAGATGGACCTATGACACAATTGCTCATTTCATTCGATATAGACAAATTTTCACCTACACTTTTACCAACTGTCCATATGAGACTTGATGAACAATGGGCTGAAGCATTTGGAGTTCCAGATTTATTACATAGTCATAAGATCTTTACTGAAGGAACTGTTCATTACATCAAAGGTAGGATTCATCATAGATTCCCAAAAACAGGTGCAGACTTTGAAGGCTTTGCTGGAAGAAAGTTAACATTTTATCATTGTGCTGTTATGGGATATTGTATTAGAACATTAAGGCAAGCAAATGTTGTAACAGACGCAGCTGCATTTGCTTGCCTAATAGATGATGGAGCTTTACGTCTTAAAATTCCAAGAGCAAAGTTGGTTGAAAAGAAGGACATTATTATAGCACATTTGGAAAATGTCTATAATCTTGCATGTTTATTCATATCATGGGATAAAACTTACATATCTTCCAGTCTAATGACCTTTCTTAACGAAGTAAAAATAGAAGGACGAAGTATAACACCATTCGTTAAGTCGCTTCTAAAGATCAATGCAAAAAGTGACAAATTTAATCCGTCATTAGTTGATGATTTGCAGCAACTTGAATCGACATGTAGAGGTGCAGTTGGATCTGGAGCACCTTTAATGTTAGTATATTCTATCTATTGTTTCTGGGTTTGTGATTTAATGAAGAAATGGGGACCAGAAGGTGAAGATCGTAAATTTGAATTACAAAATGCATGGATATGTTTTGCTCCGATTTCAATAGGTGGTTTAGGACTTACAACTCCTCTTATTCTAGGAGGGGCTATTTCTCATATATCATTCATAGAATGTCTTGGAAATCTTAAGAGCATTGCGGTTAGGTTTCCTCATTTAAATCCACAAATAGAAATATTGCTCAATAGTGAAATAGAACCAAACACATATCACGTTTCAGCTTATGACCCATTGAGAGTTAAATCATATGCTACTACACTTCGTGTAACTAGAATGCAAAAATTAGTCGAAAAGTATTTTAAACGAAAAGTGCGAAACCCTGTTTTAGTAGCTTTACTAGAGCGTGTTCAAAGGGATGATGCAAATTTGGTTGAAAATCTTTTGATTAGTGGAGCACAGTTACCTGTTGAAGTACGAGCATCCTTGGCTGAAATGGAACCTGCTAGAGCAATAGAAACTTTAGTTTCAAAATTTTTGAACTCCAATGTTGCTAGACAAATATGTCCTAGATACTCGTTAAATAGAGTGTCGTATGCTCAAAGATCTGAAGCAAAAGTTGTCTTACTACCATATTTCAGTAAACATGAATTCAAACCTCGATACAAGCCTATCAAAATCGGTGTGTAATCTGGTTTTTGGGCATATTTTTATGAATCTTAATTACAAATGTGCAATTTCTTCTTCTTATAACAATAATAGTGTAAATATTTCAGTAAATGCAAATTAAATATGAGTTTTTCACATTAATACTCATAATTTGCATCATAAAAATGGACAGTTCTATATTATGAGCATCCTTTTTCTTTTAATACAAACTATCGTAATTCACATTTTAATCACCAAATGATCCTGTAGCGGACTATCATTCTGTGGTTAGATTGCGTAGTATAGTTACTATTAATAAAAATGAAAAAGAAATGAGTTTTTATGGTCTTTCTTCGATGTTCACTTGTGCAGTTGCTTTGTTTTT